AGAATCATCTTCATTCGCAGGTCCAGCACCGGCTTCATTCGCAGGTCCAGCACCATCAGATTTTTTAGATGAATTGCTAATTCTTACTTTTTTAGCCTTACCTTTTTTTGTTTGTTTTCTAACATTTGCTAATACAGAAGGACCATATAATGCTCCAGTTGGGCTGTAATTTTTTAGTTTTGTTTTTTTTTTAAATAATTTCTTTTTACCAGTTGATTTCTTTTTAGATTTTTTACGGTAATCACAAAACGCATATTTTAACAATTTTCCATCTTTATCTACTTCTGTAGCACACCAATCATATCCACTTTTCGAATCCTTTACACATTCATTGTGTGTTTTTTTCTTGTAATTAAAAGGAAAAATACACTCACCAGTTCCAATTGACATATTTGGTTTAGATAATTTTTTTTTACTTTTTGGATGTATTAATGTAGCTTTCATATAGTATTATAAAATATTTAATTTAAATCTAATTCAATTCTAATTTAATCAATGTATCTTTACAAGCATATTGTTCTGCCTTCTTTTTAGATTTTCCAACACCAGTTCCTATAATATTTGATTTATCATCTAATACATTTACGGTATACAATCTGTCATTCAATCCACCATCCACAGATGGTTCACTAAAAAATATTGGTGAACTATATGTTTCATTAAAATATTTGTTAAGTTGTTCCTTATAATTGTTATTTTTAAGAATTAGTTCGGAAAAATCAACATGCTCTTCAATGACATGAATAATAAATTTTTCACATATCTGGAATCCTATTCCAGAATAAAAATTATCTAAAAGATTATAATTATCAATTTCATTGAAATCTAAAAACATAGCACCAACAAATGCTTCAAACATATCCTCTAAAATATGTTGTGATGTTCGTCCATTACATTTATCTTCAATATGACGAGACATTATAGCAAAAGGTCCAAAATTCAATTTTTCTGCTAAAAATCCTAACATTTCACCATTAACCAATTTAGTTCTCATTTTAGTCAAAAATCCTTCGTTTTCATCTGGAAATCGTTCATACAAATATTTTGCTACTACTATACTTACCACAGCATCCCCCAAAAACTCCAACCGCTCATAATCATGATCCATTAATTCTAATGCTCCTTCAGGTTTAGATGCTAATACTACATTTTCTCCAATTTCTGATGGCGCCTTTTTGGTATATGAACTATGGACAAATGCCATTTGATAATATTTAGAACTATGAATGGTGTCAGTTATATCATATTCTTGTAAAATTTTATGAATATCATTGTCTGATATCAGTTTATTATTAAAATTGTAGGGATTTACGATTACCTTTATTTCGTTCATTGTATTCAAATTATAGTTGATAACATTTTAAATCAATTTTATTTATATAACTTTTTAATTTCATTTTCTTTACTTCTGATATCTTGTAAAAGTTTAAATTGGTATATCAAATCTAATACATGAGTATTTTGTTTTATTTCATGAATCGATACTTCGAGATTATCTTTATTTTGTAATATAAATTTAGATTCTTCTTCTAAATATTCTATTATTGTAATGATTAGTGTTAGTTGATTTAATGTATTATTTATTGAATTTAATGTTTTATACATTTGTTCAACATTAATATTGGAATATAATTCTTTAATTTCTGAATTTAATTTTAATATTTTAGCTTGATTTATTTCATTAATCTTCGTAAAATCAAACGCATTATTATTTATATTAAACATAGTATTAAAATAGTTTTTAACTCTAAAATATAATTCGTATAATACAGATAACATATAATAATAATATTTATTTATATTTAATGGATGTATTCGTAAAAATAAATTCTTTAAATAAATCCGAATATACTATTAAAGAAATCAATAATCATTTTAAAGAATATGGTATAATTACATTAATATTTATTATATCATTTATATCATTAATACCAACGCCATTAGGACCAATATTAACTCCATTTGGATTATCGGTAACAAGTGCCATTTTTGCTGTATTTATATTTTTGTTATCTGTCCAATTATTATTTAATAAAAAAACACCATATTTACCAGAATTCATAAATAAAAAAAAAATAAATGTTACATTCTTAAAAACTAAAAAGGCAAAAAAAATTAGTTCATATATTGAAAAAATAAAAGTAATATTTAAATCTCGTTTAACTAAATTATTAAATCCAGTATCAAAAAGAGTAACAAGTATAGTATTTATAATATTAACATTAATAATGATGATTCCAATTGTATTAACCAATTTTGTACCAGGATTAATGATTTCTTTAGTATCATTATCATTATTATTAAACGATGGATTATTATTTTTATTTTTTTTGATAATATCAGTAATAATAATAGTACTATACTATTTTATATTCAAAAAATTAATAAATATTTTTGTTTAAAGAAAAAGATATAAAATTAGTTATATTAGAATGGATTCTATAATTAACTATTTTAAAGATTTTAAAAAAATAAAATTTAATGAAATTGTTTTACAAGAACTAACAAAAGAAGATTTATTTGAATTCATAATTTGGTAAATTATCTTTGATTTAACATATCTAAAGAATAGATTATGAATTAGTATTAATTATGGATAATTACGGATCATTTAGTTCAATATCATGTTATTTCAAACAACCCATAAATATAAATTATTACTGGAAATTTTTGATTATTATCGGTTCTTACTATGTATTACCATCATTACAATTTGTAATGTATCAATCTAAAGAGTTAAATAATTCAACATGTTATTATAACCATAAATGCAAACATGACTTTTATTTTATTCCAGCATTTAACAATATAATATCAAATATATTTTATGTTATATTTGGATTGCTATTTATTATTATTGTAAGAATTAATAGCAAATCTGCAATTGACTCTGTAGATTTTCCAATCAATAATAATCCAGCATTGTATTATACATTAGGTATAGCTTTAATATTTGAAGGAATATGCTCTGCTATTTTTCATATTTGTCCAAGTATTTTAAATTTCCAATTTGATACTACATTTATGTTTCTTGGAGCTATACTAACATTCGTAACTATTTATCAAAAACGCCATAAAGCACCAACACCAATCAAAGTTTATAGTTTTTCGGCATTGCTAATATTAATTAATACATTACCACTTAGTGGCTTAAGTAATGGGTTTGAAATATGGTTTTGGGGTGGTATATTTTTATTGATGAGTTATTTAATGATATTTGGTTCTATCTATTTGTATTATGACCAAGAATATGATTTAGATACAATGAATATAAAATTTCTCCTTCAAAAATTAAGAAAAATAAAGAAAAAGGACCTTCCCAAATTATTGTTAATAATTGCTATAAATTCAGTTACCATTAGCATGTATATTTTTGCCACTATAACGAAACCTAATTTTACGGATTGGTTACTAGGTGTATGTATTATAAATTTAATAATATACTTTCTATATTATTTTATACAAAAAATTAAAAATAAAGAACCTATAAATTATCTTATTTATGTTTGGTTAGTAATAGATATAGTAATAATGACACTTTCAATATTATTCTTCTTCAAATCAGTCACAGACAAATTTCTTCCAATGAATGAATCAAATCTATTAAATAAACCATGTGTATTATTTAATTATTTTGATTACCATGATATTTGGCATATATTATCGGCAATAGGTTTGTTTATTTTTATGAATATAATTTACTTTCTTGATTCAAAAAAACCAGATAATGTTCTTATATTCTAGATTTTGTTATTAAATGAATGGAAGATACACAACTATATTTAAAATTTATTATTCTATATCAGTATCTAATTCACAATAACCATTTATTTTCTTTCCAAACAAATTTTTAAAAAAATTTGTTAAAGTTCCACCTGTATCCCAATAACATCTTCCATCTGTTCCAGATATTGAACATGTGGATTTTGTCTTCTTATCCATACACAATAATTTATTCTGTTTAGATTTTTTACGATTTCCACCAATATTGAATTGTTGAACGGATCCATCTCTTACAAATCTTTTTTTCTGTTTAGATTTTTTACGATTTCCACCAATATTGAATTGTTGAACGGATCCATCTCTTACAAATCGCTTCTTCTGTTTAGATTTTTTACGATTTCCCCCAATATTGAATTGTTGAACGGATCCATCTCTTACAAATCGTTTCTTCTGTTTAGATTTTTTACGATTTCCACCAATATTGAATTGTTGAACGGATCCATCTCTTACAAATCGTTTCTTCTGTTTAGATTTTTTACGATTTCCCCCAATATTGAATTGTTGAACGGATCCATCTCTTACAAATCGCTTTTTGTACATAATATAATAAAATAATAAAATTTACTTAAAATCCTATTATTAAATTAAATAATATGTTAGCTAATTTATTTTTTTGTTTATTAACTTTATCTTCATCATTCAATTATTATAAAGTCGGAAATGGAGGGTGTCGTACGAATAATACAAATATTCCATCCATTGATTTCTTTAGTGTTGGTAGTCAAGAATTATGTGAACATAAATGTTCACTAAATAATAATTGTACTGGAATCGAATGGATAACAGATTCTAATGACATAAATTGTCAGCTACAAGGAAGTAGTGATATTCAAAATAGTTCAAATTTATCAGATAGTGTAATATGTTTAAAAAAAACACCCATATCATCTACAACAACTATAAACAAAACACGTTTTTCTACAACAGAAATGAATAAATTAACATTACAACCATTAACCACAACACCCATATCATCTACAACTCTAACAACTACAACATCAAGATTTAATACACAAAACACTCCTTTATCCCTCTATCCGTACACAACATCTGATATAACAACATTAACTCAAATAAAAAAAATAACATCTACTACTAATATTGAAGAAATTAATGACTTAGATGGTAGTGGATTAGATGATAGTGGCTTAGATGTTATTGGTTTATATGTTAGTGGCTTAGATGATAGTGGATTAGATGTTAGTGGATTAGATGTTAGTGGATTAGATGGTAGTGGATTAGATGGTAGTGGATTAGACGTTA